GCCTGGATCTGTCCAATTGCCTCATTTGCCAACTGACCCCAGACTGGAAGCCTCTCGTCCTCCCCTAAGAAGGGAGTCGCTGCGACCATCGCATTGTAAAGATAGGCATCTGGATGAGCCGTCAGAAGCCAGTTGGTCGTGTTTGAAGCAGACAGAGCCGGGATTTTTGCGTAGTAGTTCATCTCGTACGTCTGGCTCTCTGCCGGGGCTGGCAGGATCCGGACGTTGGCTCCCTTGTAGACGTAGTAGCGAGCGTGTTTATCTGATAGCGAGGCAATGTAGTTGGTCTCATTGGCCTCATCGATCTGGTGTGCTGGGATCTCGATCAGGTCCCGCTCTACGGGACTGATCACTCGGAGCACCTTGAACTCCAGAAAGTCACTCGGCATCGTCAGATAATTGTCTGAGCTCACCAGCTGAGATCTTGTGTACTGATCGCTTGTTCGGAGTACCCGGTTCATCTTGGCCTCTGCCAGCTGAACGAAGCTCGGAGCGTAGGTTGCCAAATCACTACGATTGAGCCAGGTTCCGATATTGGTCAGGAGCTCGCTGTAGGTGTTCATACGCGACCTTCCCAGACCCTGAAGCACTTGTTGGCTGAGTCATTCAGCCAGCGCTTGAGAGCCTTCCTGTCCTTGAAGCTCCCGTCCCGAAACATCTGATTTGCTACAGCTGCAGGAAGATGAGCCACTAATCTCATAGATGATTTTGTGTTAAGATTTTCCCGGTCCAACTTGGCCTGCTTGACCAAGGGCTCGAGGTCCTCTGTGATCACGTGGTGGATGACAGACTCATCAGCAGTCTCACTGACCAGCTGGCTGACTACGTTCCCACGATGATCCAAGATTGTGCTGTGTTTCATTTAGGTAGAGCTCAGGGCTTACACCCCGAGCTCACTGAGGGTTATCAGGTGGTCAGATCTGTGATCAGACCGTGCGCTTGCCCAGAATCTACCTGCAATCCAAACTCGACGAGAATTTGACGAGTCTCTGAGTCGCCAATTTTTGCGAGCGGAAAGGTGGTATAGCTTCGGAGCATCGCCAGGCGATAGTGGTCCGGATCCAGGATGAAAATATCCTTGTTTGCATCCGCAGCCGCGCCTTTGCCCAACGTCCGACAAGGCACTACTTTTACGTCTCCAAAGTCAGAAGCGTAGACCGAGATCGGGCTTCCCACAGTCCCAGCATTCACCATCTCTCGGGTGTTACTGCGACCTGTGAAAGCGCTGATATCGGTCTTGTGGCCTGGAGAGACAAACATCATCGTTGGATCTCCACCGTTGTCATAAACGGATTCCATCACCGTGTTGATCTGAGCCTCACTAACCGCTCTGGTAGTCCCAGAACGAGTCCAGGTGTCACTACCGTCACCAGTCGCAGCTGTGGAACCTGCGTCTGCAGAAACGTTAAACTTAGCCCCATCGTTGAACCAGGTGATCAGGGTAGCGGTCTGACGAGCCGTACCCGCTGCTCCAACATTTTTGGCCTTGTTTCTGGTGATCGCAAATTCGACATCCCGCTTGAGCTCCTTGCTCTTCCGGGCCATCTGATGACCCATCTGGGAGGCCTTCGTAAAATTCTTTAGGGCTTCCTGGGTCCCGGTGGTCGTAGCGTTTCTGCTAAGGATCATACAGACGTTGTTGCTTCTCGTAGTCAGCGAGGAAGCAGCCCGTGTTGTCTCATCCCCTTCGAGGACTGCAGTGTCATCACGATCACTTAGAGTCTCGTTTACCCACTCGAACAGAGTGTTCGTACAGTTTCTTGGTTTCCCGGCAGCTGACACGATCGGCACATCTGCAGGGTCTAAATTGTAGAGGATCGTCGAAACGTCCTCGGGATGCTCTGATCCACCTGTTGCGGCCTTTGTGGCGTAGGTGGTGACTGAATTGGAAATCAGTGCCATTGAATTACTCCGATTATTTCAATTATCCGAACTGGATAAAATTTTTTGGTTTAACCAAACATCTCGGAGAATACGTCCGCTGCGTCATTCAGCGACCCTGACCGTGCAAAGCGCTTACTGGCGCTGCTGGGTCCTCTGCCTTCGGGCTTATAGGATCGACCTCTCTTCGACGAGGGCTTGTTTCTCGGTGATTTGGTTGCTTCTTGTGCCTGTTTGGATCCGTTGGCGAACTGCCAGCTTTTTCTGAGTGCCGAGACAATCCTGGCGTCATAGGCTTGCTGGATATCGGTTTCGCTGAAGCCGAGCTCCTCAACTGCAAATTTGCGAATTGCGGCCTTTTCGGTCTTGGCGATTTCTGGATCCTTCCACTCTGGGATCAACTCAGTCAACAGCTGCCGCTGGCCTTCCAGGGCCTGGGCGAACTGATACTGACCAATCCTCTCCTGTTCCTGCTTGACCGCTTCCAGTTCTCGAGCTCGTTGATCTCGCTGGCTTTGACGGTCTCTTGCTAGCTCTCTCTCCCTCACCCAGCCGATCGGATCCTCGTCGTACAGACGCTGCCAATCGATATTGGGCTCTGGGATATCTGGCTGCTCCTGCAGCCTCTGAGCAATCTGTTGCACAGCCTGGAGTTGTTGAGCATACTGTTGCTCAAGCTCCTGGACTGCTCTACGTTGCTCTGCGATCGCTTGTGTTTTTCTGGTGTAGTCACTCTGTCTCGAATACCCGTTGATGAGCTCATCGAGCGTGACGTTGACCTCTTCATCTCCAACTCGGACCGTAAAGAGTTCCTCTTCGGACTCCTCGTCCTCTGAGCTCTCGGCCTCGATTTCTTCTTCTGTTTCTTCTTCTTCTACATCGTCAACCGTGGTCTCGTCAACAGGTGATTCCGCATCACCACCTTCTACTTCCTCTGGGGTATCTCCAATCAAGGCAGAGAAGGCTTCCGCTGCTGATTCCTGTTCGGTTGCTCCTGGTCCTAGTTCTGACATATTAGCGCTTCTTTCGAGTGGTGGTTGGGGCAGGCTCAGACGGTAGATTCGACTGAGCTCGTTTGCCTCGGTTGATCATAATCTCCAGTTCATCTCTGAGATGCCTGTGAGACCTCAACAGTAGATAAGCAGCCTCTCGCTCCTGAGTGCTCTCTGGCGAGGAATCCCGGATGATTCTCATCTGTTCCTCTTCCATTCTGACAAATGCTTCCTTGACCGCTTCACTCGCTAAAAGCTCGCGAGCTTGTACGCCTAAATCAATTGTTTTTTGGTGGTTCATTGTGTATATATATTAGATCAACATTTCACTGCAGGAGCCCCAATGACTACCGCAGAACTACTTCAAAAAGAACTTGGTCTGAAGACCATCGAGGAGTTGTCCAAGCACCTTGGATTTGATGCGAGCTCCTCAACCTACATCACTCGAGCTCGGCTTCTGATGGAGCTTGAGAAAATTCGGGGTGAAGGCCCAACAAGCCACCCAAAAAATGGTTGGATGTTCGGCTAGTCATCCTCGTACAACAAACTCCCGCCCAAAGCTGCTGGCCCTAACACTGGGCCTACCTTCGACAACATAAACAAATCCATTGGGTTGTCGGCCTTTCCGCTTGGCTTCATCTCCTTTGTCTTTGAATCCCGATACGTCAGAAACTCATTATCTGAATACTGCTTTCGGACTCTCTGCATCTGGTCAGAACTCATCCTCGGGTAGTTCTCCAACGCTGGATTCATTACCTGGTGAGGAGCATTCCTCTTGCGGATCAGATCCCAAAGGCCCCATTGACTCGGGAAGATTGCTCCAGCTTCTGATTTTCCGGTTTTCTCAATGTGATCCAATACATCGACGTATCTCTGAGGAATCATCTCAACCGATTCTGGATCCCGGAAGAAATTCGATTCGTAGATATAATCTGGGAGCTCTGGATTGCGAGCTCCCCCCTTGAGTTTGTACTTGCCTCCGGATTTTGGCCCGTATGCGTAATTCATCGACTGCTCACTCACGTACCCCTTCCCTCCAGGGACCTGAGTCAACTCTTCATAATTCTTGACTGGTGGTCTTTTCTGACCTCCAAAGCCACTGTTCCAACGATTAACCATCTCTTGCTGCCAGGATGGGTTGTCCTCCGTCATAATCTGCCCCATATGCCGATCAACCGGAGCAATCTGGGCCTTCGCTGGATTTGTCCAGACATCTGCCATCGAGGCAGTCTTGTAGCCCAGCCCTTCGAGTTGTGAGCTTAGTCTCTGGGTGTAACGGACCCAATCCTCATCCGGTTTCTGACGGAACCATTGAGGGTTCTCCTGGAACATCTGAGCAAACTCTGCGAGGTTCGTATAGTTAGCTGACCCTCCTGCACCAATCCCTCCTCGAGGTCCTGCCTGCAATCCAAAAGCATCCTGGATCCTGCTGTTGTACAACGCCTTGACTGCCTGCTTTCGATTATCCTTGCCCCCTTTAGTCTCCGAATATTCCAGTAATCTATTGCCAGCCTTCAAGGGCTTGCCATCAGGACCGTGCCAGACTTTCACCATCTTGGTCTGATCTACCTTCTTCCCATCCTCGCCTTCTACTCTCTCTGTGATTTTCTTTTTCTTTACAGTCCAATCCTTGGTGAGATCTTTGTAGACCTTGTCTGGGCTGTTGTATCTCCAGGGAATCTGGTCTGCCATAAAAGCAATATCCTCCGGTCCTGTTGACCGGAGTCGATTGACTGCCATCAGATTTGGATCTAATGGGTTGTTGGGTGAGGTAAGCCCAAACATCAAGGCGTTGTACACCTGGTTATCTGTCAATCCTTCCCGGTACTGATTTGGATCCACAGAAGCCACTTTTTTTGATTGCATCGCCCAATAATCCTCTGGGCTTAATCTGTTTGGGTCCAACCCCTCTGCCAGAATCCGGTACTGATCTCCAAGAGAATATTTCCCATCAAATCCAGCAGGATAGTTGACTGTGCCTCCATCCTGGAGCTTCTGGGTGATCATCGGAGAAAACTGTAGATCTCCCGCCTGACCAAACTTGGCTTCAAATGCAGCCAGGTCCTCTGGTGTCCACTCGTAGGGTTCTTTCCCACGAAACGTCAAAGGGACATCATCTGCAACCCGGAAGGATCCAGTTACCTCTTTCTCAGGATCCAGATAAACCTGATCACCTAGATCCTTGCGAGCCTTCTCCAACCTGGAGGCAACCTTCTGTTTGTTGTCCTCGTAGTACTTGGCTTTCTTGTCTACTTTCGGTCTTGCAGCCTTGGCAACCTTTGTTGCCTTAGTTGTGGCTCCCATCCCAGCACTGGCGATGTTGTCGAGGTAACGCTGATACTCAGGCTCCTGGAGCATATTGCGGAAACGGTCCCCAGCCGTTGCGAACGGAGTGACCGGGTACTCCTTACTGAACTCCCCAGCCCGGTAGGCGTTTACTGCTGGAGACATCTCCATCCCCAGGTCTGTCAGAAAACTACCAAGGGCTGCTAGTGGATCGCTGCGCTCCTCAACCGGTCGTCTACGAGCTCCGTAGCGTGTTCTGGCCATCAGTTCATCCCTGGCTGTGGTTGTAGTCTCTGCTCATACTGCTGGGCCTCTGCAGCCTCAGTGATCTTGGAGAGCTCCCGATTGCGGGAAAGCATCTGGTAAATGGGCGTTGGATCAATTGGCACTCCGTGCTTGAGCTCGAGCTCGCGGATCTTGAGGAACAAATCAATCTCCTGCTGATCACGCTCCCGGTCGTCCTTGCGCTTCATCTCGACCTGGCGCTGGATCACGTCCATTTGTTTCTTCTGGACCTCTGCCTCTGCTAACATCTGCTCTGGCGTTTTCTCTGGCTCCTCCGGAGGTTGCTGTGCCATCGCCTGCATCGCTTCGGTTGGGTCGTTCCAGAGACGAGCTCCATCGTGGATCCCCTGGAGCTCCAGCATCCTGAGCATCGTCTCCCGCCACTGCTGGAGACTCGTCAGTGGGTTGTCCTGGACCCCAAGCAGTTGGATCACCTTCTCCTGTTCTGCCAGAATCATCTGGTAGGTGGCAATCTTGCTCTGGGTGTCCAAGCCTCCCAAGGGAAGGGACACTCGAGCACTCATCTTGGGCCACTGAGTGGGATCTACCGGGACATACTGCCCTCGGATCAGGTAGATGTCCTCTGCACTACCGTGGTAGGTGGCTAGCCTCAGAATCTTCTCATACATCGGACGCATACCGGTTTCTGCTAGGTTCCGAGCAATCAACTCCAACCTCGCCTCGGCTGCACCTCGTTGCATCTCTACAGC